TGCCCGGTTCGGAAAGTGGATGCTATCCTCGATACCGAATCTGCGGTCTCGTAGGGAGGTGAATGATATGGCTATTATGGATTCCAAACTTATTTTCAGTGAAGACCAGGCCCTGACCACTACCGGGAGCGCCAACAGCACCAATATTGTCGATCTTGGGGCCGGATATGATGCCTTTGGAAGCGCCGCTTCTGCCAATCCCGGACAGGCGGCCAAACCTCTTTGGCTGAATGTTAGGGTCGGAACGGCATTTGCTTCCGCCGGATCGGCCACTCTTACCGTAGCACTTCAGCACTGTGCTACGGTGGGCGGGACCTATACCCAGGCCAATATTGCGACGCCAGCCATCGGAAAGGCTTCTTTGGTGGCCGGGTATAACATTCTGAGTGTTCCTCTGCCCGTCAATTTGAACCGGTATTTGAAGCTGGTCTATACGGTCGGGACCGCCGACATGACCGCCGGAACGGTCAATGCCTGGATCGGAATGGATTCGGAAAGCGACAAGTAAACCCTCAATTTGCGGGGGGCATCTTGCCCCCCCCAGAAATCATTTTGCAATGTGCGAACTCTTGATCAAACTCAGCCAGCGCACCGATCCTGATCCGGAAGTCGACCAGCGTTGCTGGAAGACTGGGATGCCGGTTGTGGTGATGGACGACGGCCATCCTTGGGGCAGAGAAGAAAGGCCGCCTCAGTTTTTTGTCCTCAAGATCCCGGGCGTGCCCAAAGAAAAAGCGCTCAAGTTCATCGAAGAATACAGCGAAGATATCGGCCTATACGATCCAGACGGTCGACCTATTATGAAAGTGATGGCTCGAAGGTTGTGGAAATTGAATTATGACAATGTGCCCAATGCGCTCAAGACTGCGGCCACCCAAAAAGGGGTGATTGTTGTAGGGCAAGATGTTAGTTGGACGGCATTGAAGAATTACCTGCGTAATCTCAAGACCGGCGAAGCTGCAGGGGATTTTGCGTAATGGCTGTGATGGTTGAAAAAATTGTGGATACCGGCGGCTCCGGAGACTACACTTCATTGGCCGCTTGGGAATCGGCGATGAACACCAGCTATCCCAATCTGGTATCCTCTAATGTCTATTTGGTGGCACGATGTAAATGCACTACCGGAGCTGCACTTACGTCGTCAACAGATATTGATACCTTCGCTACAGACCCAACACACTATATCCAGATATATGCCGACCGAAGCGATGGGTATAGACATAGTGGAGTGTATGATACCAGCAAGTTTAGAATCGAATACACCGCTACAAGTTGGGTAGGAGCTATTATAATACGAGTGCAATATGTTTATATAGATGGTATTCAAATATATCTCTATGACCAAGCGAATGGATCAAATCCAAGCGCAATTAATATTTATTATAACAATGTCTCATCCATGACCTATATTTCAAATTGCTTAATCAGATTAGCTCAAAGTTCTTCGAAAACCAGTGGGGCGACTTATGGAATTAGTGGAACCTCGTCCTATAATCAAAATATGTCTATTTGGAACAACATCATCTACTTTGATGGAACAAGATATGCAAATTCATATGGTATGAGCGTTAGTAATAATTCCGGCATAACCAGGAATGCTTACCTTTACAACAACACCTGCACAGGTCACTACATTGGTTTTGCTTCAGGCTCTTACGGCACAAACGTTATTCTCAAAAATAACATTTCCTATAACAACTCTGACAATTATAGCGGCACCGTCTCTTCTTCCTCTACCAACAACCTCTCTGGTCCATCCCAAACCGACGCCCCAGGGTCTAACCCCCGCAATGCAGTAACGGTTACTTTCATTGACGAGGCTAACAAAAACTATCATCTTGCCTCAACAGACACTGGGGCAAGGGGTTATGGTGCGAACTTATCGAGCGATTCTTATCTGGCGTTCTCTGATGACATAGACGGCGAATCCCGTGGGTCTACCTGGGACATCGGGGCGGATCAATATGTAGCCGCTGGCGGCGGAAGTTCTCTCCCCATCTTCATGGCCTATTACCGACGTAGGAGGACTGGTTAATGGCACTTCCTCTAAAATACAACACGGCTTCGCAGACAATTATCCTTGGCCCATTTCTCGATGATACCGATGGGAAGACGGCGGAGACCGGGTTGAGCATTGCTAACACCGACATAAAACTGGCCAAGCACAACGCTACCAGTTTTGCTAATAAGAATTCGGGCGGGGCCACTCATATCGCCAACGGCTATTACTATTGCACCCTGGACGCAACCGACACCAATACCCTTGGGAGGCTGGTTATCGCTGTCAACATGTCGGGTGCCCTTCCCGTCTGGCACGAATTCGAAGTTATTTCGGCCCAAGAGTTTGATGCGTTCTATGGGTCCTCTTACGCTCAGGTTGATGTGCGGCAAATTGCTGGTTCGGCAGTTTCTACTACCACCGCCCAAATAGGCGTCAATGTGGTCAATGTGGCTGGAACGGCGCAGACGGCAAGAGATTTAGGTGCTCAACTGGATGCTACGATTAGCTCCAGAGCGGCGGCGGCTACTGCCCTATCGAATACTACCTGGACCGATACCAGGGCGGGCTATCTGGACAACCTTACCAGGCTGGTAGGGACCATAGCAGCTGGGACACACAATCCGCAATCTGGTGATGCCTATGCCGTGGTTTCCGATGCCACCTATGGCAATGCCCAGATCAAGGGATATGTGGATGATCTGGAAAGCCGATTGACCGCTACCAGGGCCGGATACCTGGATAATTTGAGTGGGGGGGCTGTCGCACTCAACGCCGATGTTCAGACCTTGCTGACGAGGATTATTGGGACGCTGGCTTCGGGGACTCACCATCCGCAGAGTGGGGATGCTTATGCCGTTGTGACGAACGGAACCTATGGCAATTCTGCTCTAAAATCGGCCATAGATACGGTAGATAGCGTAGTTGACTTGATCGAGGATATAGTGCGAAATAAGATGGAGGTTACGGACTCGACTGGAACTGTGACGCTATACGAAGATAATTCGACAACCGTCAAGTTCTCGGTCACCAATTGCCTGACCGATGATTCTACCAAGACAACGAGAAAGAGGTTGGAATAATGGACTACCAGAAATTGATTGAACCTTACGCTGAGGGCGGCCTACGAACGCCTGAAGGACAGATTGCCTGGTTGAGGAAGAAGGGTTTCTCGCCCGTCGTAATCGCCAATGCTATGGAAGCGGTCTATGATCGGCTGGAAAAGGGGGAAACCTTCCCGGATGGCCATGAGTTGGATGTGGAACTGTTGCGGAATGCCGAAAGGTTACATCTGGAAGAAGGCAAACTCTTAATGGATCAACTCCTGACCAAGAGGGTCGAGGGCGGACGTTTCAAGAAGGCCTGGATGGCCCTGACCGGTAAACTATGAATTATTTACCCTTCGTGGGATGGGGATTTTATGGGGCCGCCAGCGCTCAGCGGCGGGCAAATCGCTTCGCCTCCTGGGGCGTTATGGATGTGCTCCCCAGTATGAGCCCTTCCTTGGTCAGGTGGGTCAGTATTCTGGCTACTTCATTCAGCACGATATTAGGGTAAGGTGAAGACATGATCAAATATTCTTCGGGTGAAAAGACGGCAAACAGTATCATCTATACTGGAGATTGTGTCTATTGCGGAGTGGTGGCGGTTACTGGCGGGGCCAATAGGACCATCAAGATTTACAACGGGCAGGATAATTCCGGCAGCCTGGTGGAACAATTTGTGGCCGACGGAAACAAGCCGACTGACGGGGTGCTTCATTCCGCTCCGATCCATTGCCCCAATGGTATCTATCTGGAAATTAATGGTGGGTCTTGTATTGTGTATTACTCCACAAAGAAATCCGATTTTTGGGGGAGAGGCAAGACGAAATGATAGTGGAGAAAATCAAGCAAGGTGACCTCTTCGTCGTTAAGACCAACGGTTTCATCCCTTGGGCCATCAGAGTGGTGCAATGGTTCTGGTCCACCGACAATGAGAGCACCTACAATCATGCCGGCGTCATTGTCTCCAGATACGGCAACACAATTGAGGCGAAGTGGCGTATCAGTAAATACCATCTCCGGGACATCATCGGCAAGCAAGCTATGATCGTTCGTCACAAGGACATGTCTATGCCAAGGTTCCTAATGGGCTATCGAGCCATCAAGCCCATGATTGGGAAACTGTATCCGGTATGGAGATTGCCTCTGCATCTATTTCGCATTTCCAAATTCTTCGCCTTTGGACCGGGAGTATGCTCGGAATTGACAGGGAAGTTCATGGATGGTGCAGGTTTCAAGAACATCGTTTATGGGTTGACCCCAGATGACCTGGCTGATAAATGGCGCATTGACAAGGACATGACCGTCATCTTCGAGGGGATATTGACTGAAGATGTTTATGCAGCCTTAGTGCAGGAGGAACTATGAGAAGGATACTTTGGCCGGCAATCATCGTCGTTTTATGTCTATTGTTCTGGTGGGTTAATTTCGGGTTCTCGGCAGACAAGTCCGTCACCTTCGCTTGGGAGCAGGATGCCAATGACCTGCCAGTGCTGAAGGAATGGCGCATCAAGAAATCCTCCGCCCCTGGCGGGCCATACGAGACATTCGTTGTAGTCCCATATGATGGCCAAGCCAAACCCACCTATACCGCTACAACGGTTCTGACCGTCCCAAGCGGACAAAAGACGACGCTCTACTTTGTTGCCACCGCTGTCGCCACGAGTGGTTTTGAAAGCGGGCCAAGCAATGAGTGCTCCTATACTTTCGATTTCTCTACTGTAACTGTTCCGATCCGGTTGCGGATTGAGGTAAGCCCCAGTGGACAGTGATAGGTGGATGGTCCTAAATAGTATTGGGGTAGGGGTGGTGCTGAAGCTTCGGCCTTGGTGGGATTTTACCATACTGCAAGCCTCTGACATGATCGAAGAAGTGGTGTTGAGGATTGTGGAGGATGCTGCTCATAACAACCCAGAATTCGTAAAGGAGGTGATAGCAATGGCAAAGAAGAAGCCAAACGGGAAGAAGCCGAAGAAGCAAATGGGGCAATCAGTAGTTGTTGGGAAAAAGAAAAAGAAGAAATGAGGTAGGCCATGAAAAGATTGATCGTGGTTGGAATGATGATCGGGTTCCTGGCGGGGTGTTCGCCGACCATTACCATCAAGGCCGACGGGAGCATGACCGCCCGCAATTACGCCGTGGTGGTGACCAAGGACGGGCGGAAGTCATATATCCCCAAACCCTGGTGGCAGGTGGGATTCGTGGACAGCCTTATCAAACTATTGGGTGATGTGGCAAAATAGGGAGGTGGCTGAATGGGAATCTGGGATAGTATTGCCAAGGAGATTGTGAGACAGGCCGAGCCGTTGATCCCAAAATACCTGCCCGACCTCAAAGCAGCGATGAAAGAGGCATGTTTGGAAGCATTGAAGGAATTCTTCGCCAATGAACAAAAGCCGGAATATACCGCCCCAGCAGCGGAATTCCCTCAACCATCTACCTCCAATTCTTTCGTTGTTGCTGATATGGATAAGATCCCTGATATGATGAGGGCCGCAGGATTCCAACATCCCAACGACAATGCGCTCTATTACGCCCTGGCCTTTATATATGCTTTTGGTCCTGATCCTACTATGCCGGACGATGGCGCAGGCTCCCTTGCCGGGTTCAATGCCGATCATGGACTTCGGGCATCCGTCCATCAATGGTTCGACAGGATCGTGAGAGAGGCTGCCAGCAAGCTGATTGTTGATAGGACCAAGTCGGTAACTATCATTGCCAATGATGGACCTGATCGTTGTGGATTCCGTCTTGGGCTGGCCATTAGAGATCGATTGCTTGAATTGGGAGCAAGGCCAGGACAGATCAATATGGGGGTCATATTCAATCCATGATGGAAAACGCTTTGGAAGAAAAACATCTATGTCATCCTGAAGTCGGTGATGTCTGGCATGAGATGTTAACTCCTATTCTCAAGGTGATTGGGGTTGATGGTGATTTAGTCAGGATAGTCAGGCCCAAAAACTGTTTCGACGCCAATGGCGAGTATGTCGGATGGAAATGGGATGACGAGAATAATGAGATTATAGCCAAGTCGGAACTAAAAGCGTATATGTCATATAATCAGACCCCTGGATATTGGGCGACGGTTAAACCGAAAAAATAGAAAGAGCCACATACAATCCATGACTTGGGAGCAAGTAGTTTACATTATCATTTCAGCTATCTTAGCGCTATTGGGGAAGTGGGCCTGGGACCGGTATTTTGCTGAATCATCGAGGGTGACAGCGGCAATGTGCGCAAAAGAGCGGGAAGCGTGTTTGAATCGGATAATGGCCTTAGTGGAGGCCCAAAACTTCAAACTTGCTGCAGACGATGCCAGATTCAAAGAGATTCATGAGGATATTAAACAGATTCGTCTGATCCTTGGAACCCTGCTCTACACCAACATCATCTTATGCCAGAAATTGGGGATAGATTGCGATGAAGTGGCCAAACTAATGGTGAAGCATGGCGTCGAATGATATTTTCATCCGGCTGGTCGGGAATAAATCAGAAGCCAAAGCCCTGGCCTGGTTTTTAGCTAAAGAACGAATACGGCACATGGACGATATTCGCCAGATAGAGACCGATCTTGATGCGCTCAAAGAAACCTGGGGAATTGATTGGCATGACTTCGACGAAAAGGAACTGGAGCGGACATGGGTGAAGGTCCGGTAATCTCGAAGTTGCGTGTTCTGGGGCACGAATATCGGGTTATTGCTGACCCCAACCTGAACGAGCAGTTTGAAGCAGGCGGGCTGGCGCTTATTTCCCAGAACGAAATCCGATATGACCCGGGCTATTCCCTGTCGCAGATTCGTGAAGTCATCCTCCACGAAGCCGTGGAGATCATCAACGCCAGCCTGGATCTGAGCCTGGAACATTCGACTATCCAGAGCTTGGCCTGCTCCATACAGCAGCTCTTGGCTGATAATCCAAGATTGTTGTCGCTATTCCGCCGGCGGAGGTCAAAGAATGATGCTTTGGACTGATGAGGAAACACGAATATTGAAACAGATGTATGACAGGGGGGTGTCATTGAAGGATATGGTGGCCGTCCTGAATCGCAGCGAAGACAGCATCCGGTGCAAGTTAGGTGCGTTAGGACTGCCCATCAAACAAATCCGGAACATCAACTATGAACTGCTCAATGCCCTTCTGGGGACCGACCAGGTAGAATTATGACGGTCAAATCTATCGCTGCCTTTGCGGACCTCCATATCGGTCATCCAGCTGGGATGATGCTCCGAAGCTACGAGCTTCCGAGCGGCAATGTCATCAGAGCGAACAGGGCCCAGTTAAAACTGTATGAATACTGGGAAGAGTTTTGCCACGAGGCTAAAGACTGTGACTATGTCCTGAATCTGGGCGACACCATCGAAGGGGTGAATAGAAAGGAATTTGGGGCAGATATATTGATGAGTGACATCAATATCCAGGTCGCCATAGCGAGGCGGATTGTCGGTGAGTTTGTTGGTGATCGCCCATACCTCTCGGTTACCGGCTCCCCCTACCACGGCAGCCTGGATACATCCATCGAGCACCAGATTGCAGCAACATTGCCGAATGGAAAGTGCTATGGGTTGGTGTTGTGGTGGAAGGTGAAGGGCGCGGGTAAGACCATCTTCGCCGCTCATGATCTGGGGACGACCATGTACAAGGGGACCGCCTTGGATCGGGCAAGGTTATATAGTGACGCCCTATCCGATCAGTTAGGCAGGGCCGATCTGATCCTCGGCGCTCATGGCCACAAATATTTCGAGATTTGCACAGGGGCAACCCGAGCGGCCTATCTGCCCTGTTGGAAGATATGGTCCCCTATTCGGGCCTATGGGGCCAAGGGATACTTCATTCATTACCCTAAGATCGGCGGGGCAATCATTCATGTGGGAAAACGGATCACCATTGATCCTATTACCTTTCCGCCGATCAGGTTATTTGACCAGACAAATGAAATCTAATAGTATTTTCAATAAGTTATCTGACGAGGAACTTCTTGCCCTATGCATTGACCGGGAGGCCCGGGGCGAGCCTGAAGATGGCAAGGTTGCCGTCGGATCGGTGGTCTTGAATCGGGTAGCTTGGGGAAAGAGATTCCCGGTGTGGGGGAAGCTTTATGGCAATTCAATCAAATCCGTCATCCTGGCCCCGGCACAGTTTTCCTGGACCATTGAGAATCCTCTGGAGCCTAACTATCTTGGGGCCGTAGAGATAGCCAAGAACTTTCAAAGGGCGCTGAATGATCCCAAGATCGGTAAATCTCTGGCTGAATGTCTCCGTATCGCCACGGGCCTGCTATCCGGAGAAATCAAGCGGAATACCGTGGCTATGTATTATCATGAGCAATCAATCAGGCCGAAATGGGCCAAAGAGAAAACTGAATTGATCAGGATCGGTAATCATATATTCTACGCATAAGGAGGTTGAAGATGACAGAATTCATCGCCACCAAAGATTCGTATTGCAAGGGTCGTTATTATTCTGCTGGAAAAATCTATACCTTTGACGGAGATCCGCCGTCTCATCATTTCCGGCCGGTAGGATCACCCGAAAAAACAAAGGCATCATCGCCCGATCCCATAGAACTAACGATTAAGGGTGGTGGATCGACCAAGGAGAAAAAGGCATGAACAAGGTCCAGATTTGCAATGCTGCCCTGATCGCTCTTGGAGCCAATGTCATCATGTCCATCTCGCAGGACACCGAGGAAGCCAGGGTCTGCAATGCCGCTTTCGATATGGTCTTGGATGAAGTCCTGGCTTCTCATGTCTGGGGTTGTGCCCTGGAGAAGGCCAGCCTGGCGCAGAACACCACGACACCGCTTTTTGGCTATGCCTACTCCTATGCATTACCGGTCAATCCTTATTGTCTAAGGGTGGTCAAACTTTACGAAGAAGAGGCCTATGGATATAAATGGAAAATCGTCGGCAGAACTCTGGAGACCGATTCCGCCACGGCGACGATCGAGTATATCAAAAGGGTGACGGATCTTAATGCCTTGTCCCCACTTCTGGCAAATGCCGTTTCGGCCCGTCTGGCCGCTGAAATAGCCTACCGATTGACTGCCAATGCCGCCATGCGGGAAACCATGTGGCAGTTATACACCGGGAAGCTGGCCGAGGCCAAGCAGATGGATGCCTTGGAGGGAAGAGAGACCATAGACCAGACCTCGTCTTGGATTACTGCACGAGGCGAATCTTCCGACAATGATTTAATTTATATGGACACGAACGACTGAGGTTCACTGCCTATGCCCAGAGTATCGCCGATATTTACAAACTTCACTTCGGGGGAACTGTCGCCCCGACTGATGGGCCGGGTGGACATCAGTCGTTATTTCAATGGATGTTCCGTCCTGGAGAATTTCATCGTTCATCCTCACGGCGGGGCCACCAGGAGGCCGGGGACACGATTCATCCTGGAAACCGTGGACTCGACCAAACAATGTATTTTGATACCCTTCATCTGGTCGGAAGAGCAGGCTTATATCATTGAGATCGGCGATCAATATATGCGCTTTTTCTATGACCAGGGCTATCTGGAGGGTCCGGATGGAATTGAGTTGGTGACCAACGGTTCGTTTGCCAATGACACCTCCTGGACGAAAGGAACGGGCTGGACCATCAGCGGTGGCGCGGCTAATTGTGACGGTTCCCAGACCTCTACTTCCGACCTGTATCAATCCATTACCCTGACCTCCGGAGAATCTTACAAGGTCGTTTATACCGTTTCCGATCGTACGGCCGGAACGGTTACGCCCATGGTCGGGGGAACAGCCGGAACCGCTGTTTCTGCCAATGGCACTTACCGGGAAACGATCGTCGCCGGATCAGACGGAAAAATAACTTTTCGGGCCGATGCCGATTTTACCGGGAAAATTGACGACGTTTCGGTCCAGAAAATAGGGGCATTGAAAATCAGCTCTCCCTATACGGAAAGCCAGCTCGCCTATCTGAGATTCGCCCAGAGCGCCGATGTCCTGCACATTGCCCATCCCAATGTACAGCCCTATAAACTGATCCGGTATGATCATGATCATTGGGAATTGAGTGCCATTTCTTTTACCTCGATGCCCGCACAATGGACCGGAACCAATTACCCCGGAGTGGTGGGCTTTTTTGAGCAGCGGCTATGGTGGGGGGCTACGCCTTCCCAACCCCAAACCTTATGGGGATCGGTATCGGGCTCATATTACGACATGACCACCGGAACCGCCGATGATAATGCATTGGTCTATACCATTGCTTCGAATAGGGTCGACAAGATCAGATGGATCGAGCCCTATCGGCGGCTGCTCATCGGGACTCTTGGCAGTGAATGGAGCGCCGGGGCCTCCAGCTCCCTGGACCCCATTACCCCGACCAATGTCAGGTTTGAGCGCGAAAATACCTTTGGGAGCGCCAATATCCAAGGGAAGTTGATCAATACCAGCCTGATCTTTGTAGGCAAGCACGGCTATCCATTAAGACACCTGACCTATGATTATGCCAATGATTCTTTTCGGGGTCAGGACCTAAGCTTGCTATCGGGACATTTGGTCGAAGAAGGAATTGCCGGTTTCGATTATCAGCAGGACCCAGACTCTATCATCTGGATGGTCCGCAATGATGGGGTTCTATTGGGGTGCACTTTTTATCCCGCAGAGGAGGTCATTTCCTGGCACAAGCACATTCTTGGGGGTGATGGGCTGGTAGAGTCTGTGGCGGTTATCCCCGGCCTCTATGGGCATGATGAGGTTTGGCTGGTCGTCAAAAGGACGATTGGCGGCAATATCAAGCGCTATATCGAGATGATGGAGGGAGATTTCGGAGAGGACATCGAAGATGCCTTCTATGTGGACTCCGGCTTATCTTATGATGGCGGCTATGCCGTAGAAATAACGGGCATTACCAAGGCCAATCCGGCAGTAGTCTCTGCTCCTGGGCATACTTTCGAAGATGGAGACAAAGTCCGTATCTGGGCCGTGGAGGGCATGACCGAGATCAATATCGGAAAAGGAGAAGCTTATACGGTGACCGGTGTAGTATCCGGTGTCAGCTTCCAACTTTCCGGCGTTAATTCCTCTTCTTATTCTTCGTATACGGGCGGCGGATATGCTCGCAAGGTGGTCAATACCATTAGCGGTCTGGACCATCTTGAGGGTGAGAAGGTTCAGGTACTGGTAGATGGAGCGGTTCATCCGGACATGACCGTTGCTTCCGGATCCATTACCCTGCAATGGTATGGATCAAAAATACATGTGGGTCTCGGGTATAATTCGAGATTGCAGACCGTCCGCCTTGAGGCAGGATCCTCGGACGGAACGGCCCAGGCCAAAAAGCAGAGGATTCATTCGGCGGCCATACGATTTTACAAGACGGTGGGGGGTAGCATCGGGGTGGACGATACCGCCCTGGATACGATCCCCTTCCGCTCTACCGGAGATCCGATGGATGAACCGGTTCCATTATTCAGCGGAGATAAGGTCATCAAGATGCCGGGCGGATACAATCGAGAGGGAAAGATTTGGGTGACGCAAGAACAGCCGTTACCCATGTCTGTCTTGGCCATAATGCCGCAACTGGTGGTGAACGATCAATGATTATCCTTGTGCCTTTTCGGGATGAACATGCAGACAGATTGAAGCTGCGTGAAATAGATCGCCGGTCTATCGCTCCTCAAGAGCCTTCAGAGATGATCAGGCAGATAGCCCATTTAGGACCGTTCATGACCATGCTGGTAGATGATGAGATTATGGCGATTGGTGGAGTGATGATTCTCTGGCCCGGCGTTGGGGAAGCCTGGGTCGGAACCAGCAGCCTGGTCGAACGCTATCCGATCATCTTCACAAAATGTGTTCGTGGATATTTGAATGCGGTCATAAGAGATGAAAAACTACATCGGGTGCAGTTGAACATTGTCGAATACCACAAGAGGTCGTTGGCCTGGGTGCGTCTCTTGGGGTTTTTCCTGGAAAGTAAGATGGAGAAATATGGACCCAATCAAGAAACCTATTATCGCTTTGTGAGGTTCGCCTAATGGGAGCAGCCATACCCTATATCATTCAGGGAATCGGAGCCTATATGCAGTATCGGGCCGGGCAGGAATCGGCCCAAGCGGCCCGGGATCAAGCCTATTATGAACGATTGATCGCCGGTGTCCAGCAGGATCTATACTTTGCCAATGCCCGGGAATATGAACAGCAGGCGGGGCTTGCGGCAGGAAAGACGGCGATCTTGATGCGGGCCGCCGAGATCAATGCCATGGGGGCCGAAACCGAAGCCCTGTCCATCAAGACCAGTACCCTGGATGCCGTCAACAGGACCAGGCAAGCCGGTTCCCGGATCATGGGAAGCCAACAGGCCAGGTATGCCAAGGCCGGTGTGGAGATGGAGGGGACACCACTTCTGGTCATGCAGGAATCGGCCTCAGATATTGAGACAGACGTGGCCAATATATTCGCCTCGGGCGATTATACGGAACACCAGGCACTGATGAAAGCCATGAGCTATCGGCTGGAAGGTCAGATGGCCGGCATAGAAGGACAGGTCGAACAGAATGCCCTACTGTCACAATCCAGAATCGCCAGGATATATGGCTACCAGGCCGGCATAGGCGGGTCCTATAGGGCCTTGGGCTATGGCTACGAGGCACAGGGTATTGGCCTTCGAAACCAAGGGACGCTCTTGACCAATGCGGCCAATATCTACAGTCAGTTCAGGTCGAACACGGCCACTAATACATACAATTACCCGCAGCAGAAACAGATCTATTAGGAGAAGGTAATGCCCAGGATACCTGCCTATGATCGTACCGTAGAGGCCCCGATTGCCAGACCGGCACCGGTCCCTATGCGGGCGCCTGATATTCAGCCCGGTCCGATGATCAATCCGGAAGCGGCCACATCCGGCCTACAGGCCTCACGTTTCATGACCCAGGGACTCCAGGAAAAATATAATGCCATCCAAGACCTGGGGAATAAGATCACCGGCATCGGTGAAAAATTCTATCATGTCCAGCAGCGAGCGGAATTGATCAGGGCCGAAAATGCAACCAATAGAGCCCTAATGGAGAAATTGGCCGAGCTGGATAACAGAACGGACTACCAGAACTTTGATCAGGACTGGCGGGACTTCACCGAATCCCAAAAGCAAAAATTTCTCAAAGAAACCAAACTGCAAGGCCCATACCTGGATGAATTTGTATCGCGCTATGATGCCCATGCCATCTCCGAATATCCCCAGGTATTGAAGCGTGCCCGATCCTTGGCGATAGATGATAGTGTGGCAGCTCTGCACGAAAAGGCGGATTTGGTGGAGAGGCAGATTGCCGCCGAGGATAACCCTGACAAAGCCAGACAGCTCAAAGAAGGCTTTCTTAAAGACCTCTATGGTCTGGAGCAGATCGGGGTAATCGGCAAGACCGATGCCTATAAACTCTCTAAGGGCCTCTTGGGGAGGTTGGCCGAGGCCGATGCCAAGCGAATAGTGATGTCGGTTCGAAACGGGAATATGGCCGCCGAAGCCGCGGATAAGATCTTATCGAATCCGGCCGAGTTGGTTGATCTGGACCCCATGCGGCGCATCTATTATCAGGCACAGATACAATCTGCCCAGGAAAAACTGGAGAAAGAAAAAGAGTCGGCCAAGGTCAATACAGCCTATGAGGCCCTATACGGTCAATTCAAAGACAATCCGGATGGGGCTATACGCTTCCTGCAAGACCCAAAACAATATCAATCCCTGGGCCTGAATGTGGCTCAGGCCGATAAGCTCTCTGATCTTTTTAAGGCACAGAAACGATATAATGAAAGCGAAATAGCCCGTATCCGGGCAGAGAATCAGAAGAAGGTGGTCAATGACTTTTATGGTTTGGTTAATAATGGTCAGCCGAGCAAGGCACTTAGGTTGATGCAACAAGCGGCCGATGCCGGACTGATTGATCAAGATGATTTGTTCAAGGCCAGGAAGATGCTGATCGAAACCGGCGGAGAAAAGACGCCCAAGACCGCCGAGGGCGATTGGGTGAAAACATTGATCGGAATATACAACGGCACCATCACAAACCCCATCGATCTGCTAAAGAACGGTATTCGTGGCGACAAGTTCGCCCAGGCCCTGCATGAAATCGAGAATGTTTCCAGGCAAGGTCTCAAGGGGCAATTCAATTATTTCGATTCGGCTGTCCGAAAATATTTCAAGGATGATAAAGATATTGATACCGACACCAAGAAATTGAAGGAAGATTTTGTTAAATCCCTCCACTGGTGGATGACGAAAGAAAAACTGACGCCGAACGATCCAAGGGTGGATGAATTGGCCGATCGACTGATGAAACCCGTCGTTACACAGGCGAGAAGGTTCTGGTTCGATGCGACGGCTCCATTGTTCCAGTACCTGGGCGAGAAGAGGCCGTGGGTCACCGGACAAAATTACGACATGGGCCGGTTCTATGATCCCGACATACCTACAGCCAAGCCGGAAGAAATAAGAGGGGTATTCGAGACCCTTAAAGAGAAAAAGATGCCCGTAACTCCCGGAACAAAACTCAGGGCACTGACTGCCATACGGGAGGGCGTGCCCATCGAAAAAGTAGTTCCGGCCGGCACCGTTCCTGCACAGGCCCGGGTGGTCATCGTTAAGAAATTAAAAGAGGCCGGCAAGATGAGCGACGAACAAACCATCCAGAAGGTATGGGACCTGTACGGGAATAAAGTTTTCGAGGATTGAGATGCCATTAGATCTTTCGATGATACCGGATGCCGAACAGCCTGAAGCCCAACAGGGCGGGGCCGTCCTTAAGCCGCAGTCTGTAGCGGCAAAGAAATCCAAGCTCGACCTGTCTATGATACCAGATGCCGGATCCGGAGTCCAACCCTCCGGCAAGCAGCAGATGATCAGCGCATATAGTGGTCCGCCGAAGTGGGAGGAATTAGGTCTATGGGATAAGTTGTCTATCCTAAGCAACCCGGCCACCACATGGACGGGGATTAAACATCTGTTTTTGGATGATGATCCGGGAGTGGTCCAGGCCAAATCGATGAATTCAGTAGCCATTGCCAATAAGCTGAATGTTCCGCCGTCGTTGGTCTATCAGCATTATGACAAAATCATGCGGGATCCCGAGATAACGGGAATGAACTTTTCGGGGCCGGGACGGGAGCAATCGGGCCCGGTAACCCGCGCCTATGAGTTAGCCGATGGGTTGGCTAAGTTGGCATTTCCGGCATTGATTGGTGCCGGCTTAATTACCGCCCCTCTAACAACTGCGGCCGCCGTGGGAGCCTTTACGGGAATATCGGAAGGGACCAAGGCGGTCGGGGCCTTGGCCACCGGCAAAAAATATCATTACGGCATGGAGACTTCAGAGGCCTTTTTGCCGCCGGATGCCAGTGAGTCCTTGAAGGCCCTGGTCAATATGGCCGAATTTTTCGGCTCGGCTTTGGCTACCGGTGGTTTGATCAAGGGCTGGAACCGGCTGATGCCGGAGGTGCGTGATGCCATCGTCGAAAATCTATTTCGCGATGTTATCACCGAGTATCAAATGCCGAAGAAAATCTATGTTTCTCCTGAACGAGTCCGGGCCCTCCAGTTGGGTGCTGAAGACCCGGAAACTGATATGATCAAAGACCTCGATCTCAATGGGGAACAATGGCGGCAGGCCCTGCGCATGGGCATTGATATTGAAGTGCCGGCAGAGAAGATTATCACCATCAAAGACAAGCCCTGGTTCAGACGGCTGAAGGAGGATTTGAACAAAACCAAGATATTTTCTCTGTCGCCCCACGAAGAGGTTAGATCAATTCGTCAATCTCCTCCTGCCGGCCGGCCCAGACCATCCGGCCTTCTGCCCTCCCCGACAGAGGAAGGGGTTCCTGGAGTTCAACCCGGTGTTTCCTCCTTTCCGCCGGAACCAGAAACCCCTTCCTCCCCTCCCTTAGAACAGACTAATATTCTCCAGGCCACGGAGAGCCCTGGCCAAATCAAGGGAGAAGCAGGGACCGCTGAATCCACTCAAGCAGTTCAACCCGCAGAGGAGCCCTTACTGAAGATACAACCTTTGTGGCCCAAGGAATCGCCGCCGGAGGGCATAGATCTGGAGGTATGGCAGAAATACAACGATGCCGTCGAGAAGGCCGCCCAGGCCACAAGCGAGGCCATAGAGAAACGTAGAGTCACCGAGTTGGACCAAGCGAAATCGGAATGGCAGAAAGAGGCCGAAAAATTATGGAAGGAAGACGGTGGTCACGCCCCGGTGCAATGGATCATTGACAACGGCGGCCTCAATCGCCAAAGTCTTTTGGCGGAGTTTGATGAAGCCACGGTGAATGCTTTATCCCAGCGCCACCCTGGACTGGTCCAGGAAAACGGTAAATTGTCTCATACTATGGTGGCGTTTGGTCATGGCGATATATCCACCGAGCAATTGGTTGATCTGCTCATGCAGGCCGAACCCAAGGAGGAATTCGTCAGGCGATATGTCCAGGAAAAGACGCAAGAATTTGATGCGGAGCATAAAATAGAAGAATCGGCCATTACCGATGAATATCTGTCTATGCTGGAGACTGAAGTCGAGCTGTTATCCAAACAGATGTTGAAGAAAAATATCAAGATCACCAAGACGAAAGACCTAATCAGGCGAACCAGGAACGAAATAGAAAGAGCCAGGGTCTCTGAACTGCTTGTTTCCGATGATGTCCTAAAGGCGGGCATCGAGAAGGCTACCCGAACTGCGCGGGAGGCCCTAACCGCCAAAGACATTAAAGACCTTTCGCGATCGGCCAAATTAGAGGAAGCCTTAAGACAGTTACAACGAAAAAGAGAAATTATCATTCGACTGAAGGAGCAATACAGGGCACAGCGAGAAATCGAAAAGGCGAGGAAATATTTTGATAGGGTGGCCAAATCCAAAACCATCGATTGGGATTTCAAGAGTCAGATTTTGGATCTCCTGGCCGACCACGGCATTATTGCACGGCAAGATTTCCCTCGCGAGGGAATGCCGAGCCTGCGTCAATTTGTAGAGTCTTTACGGTCCGAAGGCGAGTTGGTAGACATCAGTGACGACATTCTGGATCGCAATTACAGGGGCGATGTTCTGGGGCACACCTACGATGAGCTGATGGACCTATATAGTGCCGCCCGGCAGCTTGAATATTTGGGCCGGAATCGGAGCAAATTTTTGGCCGAGCAAAAAAAGAGGGACATCCAAGAGGCCGTGGAAGATATGGTAGTGGGGGTCAGTGCCATATATGGGCCGAAGATGAAACCTCCATCCGGTCATCTGGAGTTCGAAGAGGCCAAGAACACCATCAAAAAGATGCTGGAATTGAGCAGGGAAGGGGCCACCGAACTGATCAAGCCCGAAGTTATTGTTCGAATGCTCGACGGACTGAAACCGTTTGGTCCAGTTTATGAGAACATCTTCGGTAAAATCAAGGCCGCCGAAGACAAAGAAATCAAGATGGGCCAGGATTTCATGAAGCGCCTTCAGGCGATATTCGAGAAGATACCGGCCGAAAAGCGTAGGACCTGGCTGGATAAAAAAATAGCCATAGAGGGCCTTCCGGAAAAATATCTGACCAAGATGCAGATGATCATGGTGGCCCTAAATAGTGGCAACCCCGGCAACCGATTGGCATTGAAAGAGGGGTCGGGGCCGGACCCGGATATGAAATGGACCGATGATACCATCCAGGCCATTACCGACAAATTAAGCAAGCAGGAATGGGAGCTGGTCAAGGATATATGGGCCCTGGTCAATGAACTGTATGAACCGCTCAATGAGGTCCACAGGGAAATGACCGGAGTGCCGCTCAAAAAGGTTGAAGGCATTACGGTCCAGACACCCTATGGCGAAGTAGAGGGAATGTATTTTCCATTAGTGTTCGACCCCAAGCAGAGTAAGAGAGCGGAACAGTACATGTTGGCCATGGCCGAAAAGGATATGTTCGCCAATTATTATGCCAGGCCAGCCCCAGAAAAAGGGTTTACGATTGAGCGCAAGGGCGGAAAGATGTTTCCGCTGCTGGATTTCTCCGTCATCACCAAGCATATCAACGATGTGATTCATTTCGTGACACATGCGAAAGAAATCCGAGACATCCAAAAGCTCATCTATAATCCTGACCTGCGGGCAGCTATCGAACAGGCGTTGTGGCCTGAAGCCTATAAGCAGTTCGGACCTTGGCTACAGGCCATCGCCAGACCCAGGTTACAGCCCATCACCACCTGGGAGCGCATGTTCGGTTCTCTCAGGAAGAAGGCCAGTATTGTGATCATGGGCTGGAAGTTTATCACTGCCGCCGTTCAACCTCTTGCTGCAACGCAGGCAATCGATATGCTTGGTCTCGTCCCGTTTATGGGCGGTCTGAAAACATTCTATGCCCATCCAGTCTACTGGGTTGAATTCGTAAAGGCACGATCGACAATGATAGCTACCCGATATAGCCAAGAAACCTTGGATCGGGAGATTGCCCAATTCTCGAAACAGTTCAATCCTCAAGGGGACGGCTACAAAGAGCTGATGCAGAAATCCTTCTTCTTCCTCATGAACACTATGGATGCCTCTGTAACATATCCCACTTGGTTAACCGCCTATTTCCAGGGCCTGAACAAATTCAGAGGGAGTGAAGGAAGGGCCATTGAGTATGCCGATCAGGTGGTGAGGTTGACCCAAGGATCAGGAGCAACAAAGGATTTGCCCAAGTTGCTTCAGGTGGGCAAGGAAGGCCCCATGTCCATCTTCACTATGTTCCAGACATTTTTCAACGCCTTCGTCAATAGACTGGTTGAACGATGGTATGACTTTCAATTGGGGAACATAGGCGTCTTTGGGTTGTTTCGGGCTTTTACTTGGCTGGTCCTGGTACCCAGCTATCTCGAAGAGTCCTTTAGACAGCAAAGGTTCATTGGTCCCAAGGAATATGCGACAAACATTGCGCAGTATTTGGCCAGCGGGTTCCCGCTCTTGCGGGATGCGGTCAATGCCATTCTGACCGATTACGATCCCAAGCCCAGCGCTGCCTTCGGCATATTCTATGAATTACATGATTTGCAAAAGGCCATTACGGCCAAGGATCCAAAGGCCTGGAACATCATCAAGCATTCATTGATGTTGACCGGTTATGCCTTTGGCCTGCCCACGGCCCAGGCTGTAATCACTATGAAGGCCCTCTTGGATCTATGGGAGGGAAAAGACACGAGTCCGGCAGATCTATTTTTTAGGCCGCCCAAGAAGGGGAGGGGAAAATGACCGTATCATCTTCTACAAACAAAGTATCCTATTCTGGCAACGGGACCACTACAACGTTTCCGTATACCTTCAAGATTTTCAATGATTCTGACCTACTCGTGATCTTGCGGGATACGAATGGAACCGAAACTACTCAGGTGCTCAATACGGATTATACGGTGAGTGGGGCTGGTGATGATAGTGGTGGAAATGTGGAGATGGTTACTGCTCCAGCGACCGGAGAAACCTTGGTGATCGTGAGATCGCTGGACTTCCTTCAGGAGACAGATTATCCGCCCAATGATCCATTCCCGGCGGAGGCCCATGAGGATGCCCTGGACAAATTGACCATGATGGTCCAGCAGATTAAAGAGATAACCGATAGGTCTTTCACCTATCCAATATCATATTCCGGTGGGGCGTCGCAGGAGATGCCCGAACCCCAGGCAGATGCCGTAATCGGCTGGAAATCTGATGGTTCTGGTCTCGAGAACAAAACCTCTATCGGCGAGACCTTGGTATCCGAGTTCGGCGCTGAGTTGGTAAGTTCTTCCAATGCTACTGATGCTCTCTCTATTCTGGGTCTCGACGAGGACTTAGCCACATTATCGCTGCCGGCCAATACGACCATATCGAGTTTCGCTCAAACCCTCTTGGACGATACCGATGCGGCGGCCGCCAGGACAACGCTCGGCATAACCACCTCCGGAGTGGTGCAGATAGCCCATACTTCCATATCGTCTGTAGTATCAGGGACGACCACATTACCGCTGGATGATACTATCCCACAGCAATCGGAGGGGGTGGAGGCCGTGACTCTCTCCATCACCCCTAAATCGGCGTCAAATATACTGCTGATCATTGTCAATTTTTCCGGAGTAAGATTGCCGGACTCTGGTGGCGGTGTGGCCTTATTTCAGGACTCAACATCCAATAGCTTGGCGGCCATTCCGGTTGGACAGAGCAATATATCTCCGGTTACTCTTGTTCACAAAATGACAGCCGGGACGACCTCCTCTACTACCTTCAAGGTGCGATTTGGACAAAACAGCGCCGGGACCGTCTATCTGAATGTCCAGGGCAGCGGAACTAATCCTACATCACGGGCATTCGGTGGAGTATCTGCTTCAACCATGACCATCATTGAGTATGTACCGTAAGGAGGGACCATGCATAATATCGCTGAAATCTTGGCTTGGAAATTTGAAAAAGCTCCGGGAATACGCACAGTTGGCGATCAGATAACTGAATGGCCGCAAGTCCTTGGACCAATACCGACCCAGGCACAATTAGATCAATGGACTGCCGAGTATGAAGCATTCAGAACCGCAGAAGAACAGAAGGTTGCGGCTCAAAAAGAGAAAGAGGAGCGGGCCAGGCTTGAATTGGCGGCCCTAAGAGCAGAACAGGCTGGGCAGGAAGACCGTCTCAACGTCAAGGACATTCTTGTTCGTGTCAAAAAAATTGAAGAAATTCTTGGCCTGGATAACCAATAAAAATTTGTTGACATTGGCAGGTTACCTCCGTAAAATAAACATGGTGTAAAATTATTTTTTGGGGAGGTGCCTATGAAAAAAATCGTATTTTTGGCCTTGGCAATGGTCTTGGTTTTTGCATCGGTGTCTTTCGGGGCCTGGGTGCATGGATACTGGCGGGACACCGACCGGGATGGGGTAAAGGATACCTGGGTCCAGCCCTATCAGAGGACCTATCCTAACGGGACCCGGACCGATAATTACAATTATCCCGGAAATTACAACCCCAACAAGGGAATCATCACTCCGGGCGATCCCTATAACAGCTTTGGAGGAGGAACTCAGAGGAGAGGTCAAATCTGGTAGTCCTATCGAATAAAAAGGGGGGTAGAATCCCCGCCCTTCTAACAGGGTTTCCGGGGCCTACCCCCTTCCCGTCTCAGTACCCTTCTGATCAGGGGTCGAACGATCACAACGGGCGATGACCGTTCCAGACCCGTCTTATATCACACCTGCCCACAGCTTGTAAATACTGCAAGGTTGCCGACAATCTCCCGCAAGGTTTCGCAAGGTCCATCAAGTTGGTAATATATTGGAAATATTATGAAAATCTGGTGGTCCCAACGGGGTTCGAACCCGAATGTTATGTAATATTATCGGTTAGATATGGGTGGGGCGGCAAGGTTCTGCAAGGTTTCTCATTCCAGCAGTTTTCTGATCCCTTCGGCGGCGGCTTTCTCGTAGCGATCTGTGGTTCTTTGGCTGGCATGTCCGAGGAGGTCTCGTATTCCCCTTAGACTCTTGCCATCTCTCGCCAGTTGGGTGGCACGGCTGTGCCTGGTCCCCTGGTAGAGGCATATCCTTTCGACGCCGGCCGCATCACAGGCCCTATTCCAGATCTTGCCCATATCAGCGCCATAGGGCCTACCATTGGGTTGTCTGAAGACAAAACCGCTGATCCCTCTAATCTCTCTAAGGATGGAGGTTATGGGCTCAATCATGGGCAGATACCTAATCTCCCTGGCCTTGGTGTGCTCTCTTAATTGGCCCCCGGAGAAGGACCGCTTGACGACAACGATTCCTTTTTCAAAGGACACCATGTCCCACATTAGGGCCCTGGCCTCTGCTGGACGGCAGGCATAGATTCGGAGAAACCAAAAGATGGGGCGGTGCTCATACGGGATATGCTCGAATACTCTATCCTGCTCCGCTTCGGACAGCCACCTGGTTTCCGGCTCTGGGATGTGGATGGTCGGGAATCCTGGGATCCGGGCAATGTCTTCCCGCTTTAGGGCATCGGAAAAAATCTTATGGAGCTGAATCAAGTAGTTCTTTTGTGTCTTGGTCGACAGGTGGGATAGAGTTTTGAGATAGTCAGCGATGTTGCCGGCCCTAATAGACCTGATGTCCATTTCGCCGAAATAGGCGACGAAAGACGACACCATACGAACCACATCTCTCACCACCGATGGTGCGTATCTGCCTTGGTTTTCGGCCAGCCACCTGTTGGCATACTCTTGGAATAGAAACCCTTTGGTCTCAAACCATTGCCTCGGATCAAACCCTGGACCCTTCAGGTCTATGTCTTGGTTGATGGCATCGGCCAGACGGCGGGCCATCTCTTCGTTGATCAGCTTGAGGCGATGGTCGTAATGGGATCGGTAGTAGGCCTTACCCTTCCAGTGCAGATAAACCTGGTAGGAATTCGGCCCCTTCTGATACCACTTACATCGCATGGTTAGTGGCGGGGAAAGAATGCCCATCTTGTCTCCAGGATGGGCGGTGGGAGAAGTCGGCGAACTCCAATGTAGAACATTTCATTGTGGCCGTCAATTTAAAATAATTCAAAATTTAACATAGATTACCTTCCCCCGTTCCTCGTCTTCGGGGCCAGTGGCCGGTGATACATGGCCACGGCCCCGAGCTATTTTCCAGGCGCCGTTCCTGTCGTAAGTAGATGTCTCTCATGAGCATCAACGGTCTCGGCGCAGACCGCCAGGTTATTAGCCACCACCTTTTTTATATCGGGCCGCTTGGAGGCGAAGATACGATACAGGTCGTCCTTTGCCTTTTTGTATGCCGGGTCTTTTTGCAAAAGATAGTCATCGAAACGGGTAAGCCTGCCAGTCCTATCCCCCTGTTTTTCTTCGCCATTTCCAGTTAAGAGCCATTCCATAGAGACGCCCAGGGCTTGGGCAATTTTATATAGAATGGGCGCTTCCGGAATTCGTCCTTCTTTCAAATAGTTATAGATACTTTGCGTCTTTATCCCCAGAACATTGGCAAACCTGTTTGGATTTAGCCCCCTTTCTTTAAATAGGGCGTTTAGTCTTGCGCTAAATTCTGGAGATTTTTCAGCCATTTAACTTAATTTAAATAAGTGTTGTATTTTTAACTTGACATATTCCAACAATTGTTGTATTTCGACGGCATAATTTTACCTAAGGGAGGTAGAGTCAATGTATGAACTCAATCCTGTCCATCGTCGTTTAAAGATCCTAACCATCGAGAAAGGCCTATCGCAGGCCAAACTCGCCGATATGTTGACCGAGCGGTTGGGCCGGAAGATCCACCGGTCCACGGTCAACCATATCTTCCGGGGGAGCCTCGTTCTCCCCGAGGTCAGGGCGGAGCTATGCCGTATCCTCGGGGTTGACCCCCGGGAGATATGGACCGACCAATATCAACAATTATAGAACAACAAAATAATTTGTCAACAAATTTATATTGGGGGTCTTGATGGCGAATTCCCCTTCATCCCATTCCTGTCCCGCCGCCTGGCTGGCCGATGAGACCTGGGCGATCCTACCCGAACTTTCCGTTTATCTCAAAATGGCCCTGGAATATATGGGGCCGGAAATCATGCAAGAAGCAAGAGAAGGGCTAATTGACTTCTTCGAGAGAAAGCTCAAGGAAGTCAAGAGGTTGGAGTTAGCGCAATGAACCCTATCTGGGCGGTGGGAGAAGTCGGCGCTTTGACCATGCCCGAATTCCGAGACCGGGGGCTCTAACTCGGTCATGAGGAGGAACCATGCCTAGGATACGATACCCGGAGATATGGGTCGGGATGAGAACATATGGCCTCAGCTACATGACGGCCTATTACCGGGCAGTGAGGGGCATTCCGATGGATAGAGAGCTGCGGCGCAATGGCGCTGGTGGCCAGGCGGGAAATAGGCACATGCAGAAGGAGGTTGGACAGCCCGCATCATGCCTAATTCGGCAGGCTCCCACTGGGAGACCGGTGGGGTGTTATCTCTATCACCCATACTACGGAGGCTGCGAGCATTACGAGCAATGCCTGGACTATGCATCCAGGCACGATTGGGGCGGGTGGAAGATTATTGAGCAAGGGGGGATGAGAAAATGAAATTCTGGATCATTTATCTACTGCTTCTTCTTGGTGGGGCGACCATGGGGTTCTTTTGCTGTGCCATGATAGCTGGCAGGAAAATTTTTGAGCTCCAAGCCAGGATTGAATACCTTGAATGGCGGAAAGGAGGAGAAGATGAACACGGACCAGAGACCATTGACGATACGAAGCATATCTCCTAAATCCCGGGCCGTAGCTGATGAGGTCTTTCGCCTACGGAATTACATCAGGGTTATTGACCCACCCCGGCAGCCGTCAGTGGCCGTATCCAGGGCGGAGATCAGGCGTGATGGATTCATTCCATCATTCGTCCTGATCCGCATGATGAGACTTGCCGGGGAGAGGGATCGAGCCAAGCAGGCCAGGAAAGAGCGGATTGGGGCGATCAGGAAAAGGATTCTCAATTTTGTGAACCTTGGCTTTTTCGGATGGGGGAAAAATGATCTCTGTAGAAAATAGAAACTAAGGAGGAAAAACATGGAAGAGTATCAGATTGAAAAGGTAACGGGGGAGGTCTTCGGTGATGACCATTTAATCGCCATTGCCGAGAGGGCTGAAAAAAGGATTGATGCGGTGATGAAGATTAAGAGGGTGGCCCTGAAGGTCACCAATGCCAATGACTGGGTTGATCAGAATGGGAGGCCATATCTAATGGCCTCTGGGGCCGAGAAGATCGCCAACCTCTTCAATATCAGTTGGCAGATTGATGAACCCACTATGGAGCAGGAGGAGGACGGGACAATCACCTATGTTTACAAGGGACGATTTTCATTGGCCGGGAGGTCCATCGAGGCTGAGGGGTCCAGGTCGAGTCGGGATGAGTTTTTCCGGAAATATATCTGGGAGAATGGTCAGAAGGTGGGGGAAAAGCCCCTCGACCGCCGTGACCTCAAGATGGCGGCACTGACCAACCTCCTGGGGAACGGGATCACCAGGCTATTGGGAATTCGAAATCTCACCTATGAGGACCTCCTGGAGTATGCCGGGATCAGGAGGGAGGATATAAGGGGAATCGAATACAGGGAAAAGGGGAAGCCCCCCATTACTCAGCCGAAAATGGCCGGGAAGCCCAACAGTTCCCAGGAAGAAAAAAACCCAGATGGATTATCATTAAGGGAAAAACTGGAATCGGCTCTAAAGGAACTCGTAGGGTTGATCGGAGGGACTGAATCGGAACTTATCCAGGGTTATTCAAGGTTCATCGATAGAAAGGGTGAGGAACACTCGGTCTCGAATTTGGATGACCTACTAAAATCGGAAAAATGGGCTTGGTCAACCTTGGATCGGATCCGGAGGGACATTGAAGCACAAAAGGCCGCAAAAGAAACCCAGTCAGGAGGGGTAAATGGGTAATACATTCATTGAACGTCCGGTTAGAAAATGTCCTGTATGCGGAACGAAATTCGTGAAATGGGTTTCACCAAGTACAATTAAAAAGGGATGGGGCATTTATTGCTCAAAATCATGCGGGGCAATTGGAAGAAAAAGATTAACTGTCAAGGAAAGATTCTGGAAGTATGTCGATACAACTGGAGATTGTTGGGAATGGACCGGAAGTAAATATCTTAATGGATATGGAGTTATAAGAAAAAACAGAAAAAATATCTCCGCCCATAGAGTTTCCTGGGAAATTCATAATGGACCAATTCCCAAAGGACTTTGGGTTCTTCATAAATGCGATAACCCTGGATGTGTCAACCCGGATCACCTTTTCTTGGGGACTGTCCAGGATAATGTAAATGACATGATAAATAAAAATCGCCAACGCATTTTATATGGAGAAGAACACCCAAGTTCAAAATTAAAAAATTCAGATATTCCTGTCATCAAAGAAATGCATCGTATCGGAATTAAGCGAAAAGTAATAGCCAATATTTTTAAGATTGATCCATCTAATATTACCAGAATTGTTTCGGGAGAACTATGGAAACATATTCAAGAAGGATAAGTAATGGAAGATTGGATTGTAATAGATGACCACCTTTCTTTTAATAAAAAAAACCATCTGTTTAGGCTTGATGGCAGGCCCATCCCATCCATTACGCAGGCCCTCCTTTCCGCCGGCCTGATCGATACCACTTGGTTCAGTGAGTATGCTCGGGAAAGAGGGTCTGCCGTCCACCTTGCGACCGCCTATTTTGACCTGGGGGTCCTGGATGCCGAATACCTGGATGGTCCCCAGGCGGGATACCTGGAGGCCTGGGACAGATGTTGCCGGGAGCATGATTGCCGGTGGGTTGAGGGGGGGATTGAACAGGTCGTATATTCCATTCCCCTTCAGCTCGCCGGGATTATAGATAGGAACGGCTTTTGGGAGGATAACCCAGCTATCGTGGAGATTAAGACTGGAGAACTTCTCCCGTCGGTAGCCATCCAACTCCAACTACAGTCCGAATTATTATCGCTCGGTCCTCGGAGACGAATTGCTGTTCGGCTATTCGAGGATGGGAAGTATGAATGGAAGGAATATCGGGACCGGGAGGACAGGAAAGTGGCGTTGGCATGTTTATCCATAACACATTGGAAAAGGAGGAACAATAAATGAGCTTAGCGACTGAAGTAGAAAATCATGAACCGATGGAAACCGCTCTGACTCTGTATGAACAGGCGAGATCAATCCTTGTGAAAACGGCTGAAGACTATCAGTTTGCTGGCGAATTTTTACGGAGATTGAAGGACCAGCGGAAGGCCATACAGGATTGGTTCCGTCCCCTCAAGGAAAAGGCGGATCAGGCCCACAAGGCGCTTGTTAAAAAAGAGAGGGAGGCCCTGAAACCGCTGGAAGAGGCCGAGGCCTTGGTTGCGCCGGCCATGATCGCCTGGAAGAGGGAGGAAGAAAGGAAGGCCGAAGAAGAGGCCCGGCGGATCAGGGAGGAAGCCCGGCGGAGGGAAGAGGAGATTCGTCTGGCCGAGGCCATACAGGCCGAGAGAGAGGGAGACCTGGGGGCGGCCCAGGCCATTCTCGAGGAACCGATAGAAGTCCCGGTGGTCACAGTCCAGCCACGGACCCCCAAGATATCTGGTCTGGCCGAGAGGACGACCTGGACATTTCGGGTGGTTAACGAATCTCTAATCCCAAGGGAATATCTGATGCCGAACCTGACCAAGATCGGTGCCGTGGTCAGGTCCGACAAAGGGAAAACGAGCATACCGGGGATTGAGGTTTTCCCCCAGTCGAGCTTGGGAGGGGCCAGGAGGTAGAGATGGTCGAAAAAGGAGGGGAATGATCTATGGGCAAACAAACACACATAGACGCACTGGACTATCCCTATATGTGCAGCAATTGCGGCCGGACCTTTGACCGTAGCGGTCTGTTCGTAGGTGACGTCGGTATCGGGTCATATGAGGCATGGGGGAGTAGGGGCCAAGATATCTGCTTGGCCGTCATGTCGCTATGTTGCGAGACAATGGTATTGACGAACGATGATGATCGTAGGGTCATCCTATTAGATGATCTGTAGAGGATGACAGTATGTGGGGGTGATAGATGACAGAACACACCTATGTCGTTCCGGGCAGGGTTTACTCCAAAAAAAATTCCAAGATCATTACCAGAGTCGGGAAGGGATCGGCGGCGAAATATGTCGCCCTCCCCTCCACCGCTTATAGGGCGTGGGAGAAGGAAGTAAGGAAGATAATGGCCGGCGTTAAGCCATTGTCTGGGCCGTTGGCTGTGAGGGCCGTCATCTATTACAAGGGGAACCGACCGGACCTATCCGGGGCGCTGGAGTCTATAGGGGATTGTTTCGAGGGGATTCTGTGGGAGAACGATGGGCAGATAGAGTCCTGGGATGGGTCGAGGCTGATCTATGACGGGAAGAATCCGAGGATATCAATTAGTGTTAAGAGGTTCGAGCCAGGCACCAGCATAATGGAGGGAAAATGACCATGCATAGGAAAGGCAGGTATCAAAATGTTGAAGTTAAGATATGGCACGATGAAAAATTTATCTCATTGTCGACAGAAGGAAAGCTGCTATTCCTCTATGTGCTGACATGCCCCCATTCGAACGCATTGGGGGCCTATATCCTAAAGAAAGGCTATATAGTCGAGGATCTGAAATGGCCCTTAGTAAAGGTGACGCAAACACTCTCGGAACTGGGTCGAAAGGGATTAGTAGCATATGATGAAGCTGTCTCCTTGGTCGTCGTTAATAAATATCTGGAACATAATCCACCAAGTAACACCAACCAATGTAAGAATTTAGTGATATTATTTTATGGGCTTCCTAAGTCAAAGATATTATTGCCAGTTTCTAACTATTTAGAAGCCATTACAGAACGGTTTCACATCCATTTTGAAACCATTACGAAACCAGACACAGACACAGAAGAACAAGGCATAGTCCATGCTTCAAACTCTCATGAAACCCTTTCTGACCCATTTCATGGGTCTCGTGAAACCCTTTCGAAACCAGATACAGATACAGATACAGATACAGATACAGAAACAGAAAAAGAGAATATAGTCCATGAGTCCACCGACCCTGTCGGGTCGGATGGACCCCCCCCTGTCTCTGTCGTTAAAAAACTTGTGAACTTGTGGAACGAAAAAGCGCCGAGAGAACTTCCAAGGGTTAGGCTCCCTGTATCGCCGGCGCGGGAGCGGGCTATCAGGTCCGCCCTAAAACATCATCCCCTGGAGTGGTGGGGCGATCTATTCGAGTCTCTACGTGACTGCCCGTTCCTCCTCGGCAGAAACGATAGGGGCTGGGTGGCTAACATAGACTTTGCCCTGCGGAGGTGGGAGAAAATCTCAGAGGGTGGCTATCGCGAAAAACGCAAGAAAGGGGTGATTGAAGAATGGCTGGCGGAGGAAGAGGCGAGAGCGAAGCACGAAGACGAGCTGTCGGTGGACTGATCGCAAAATGTTGCAGGTATTTCGAGCGGCACGAGCCAGAACGGGAAACCCTGATCATGTGGATCGACGAGATCGTCAGGCAGATACCCGAGGATCGTTGGGACGAAGTCTGGGACCGGATGAAGCTCCAGGAGATGTGGCCCAGGAATTTTCCGCTGAAAGTAATCTCGATCTACCGCTCACTGCCTAATAGGGCAATCCCCAGACACGATCCAGAGGAGCGGCCCATTTCGGCGAACCCCGCCTTAAGGGAAAAGATCAGGGCCTTCATAGCCTCCATGCGTGGCGGGTCGCCGCAACCCAAGGATGAACCGGAGCCGATAGCAGAGATACTGGGCGGGTTGACCCGGGGAAAGGAGGATCGACAATGATCAATGAACATTCGGAGCAAGCTAAACTTGTCGAAAAATATGGCAAGGGTGCCAGAGGAAAAAGAGAATTGTTGATGCACTATGACGGGAGAAGACTAACACCGAAACAGGCAATCTATGCCAAGTGCTATGATTGCTTGGGTTTTTACGATGGACTCAAAGCAGACAAAGATTGCAAAGATCACACATGCCCGCTCTATCCGTACATGCCATATAACCCGGATCGAGTGAGGGCAAAACGGAATCCCGAAAATCTGGGCACAGCACGGTCAATAAAACGCCGTTCTATGTCGTAGAAGCGCTTCTGTATTGACGAAAAACGAACAAACTTTTTTAGCTGGTATATCCCTATGGGTTTTTTGAGATCGTTTCTGTAGACCCGGAAAAACGCTATCTGTAGAGGAGGGTAACAACATGGTGATAGATGGCTTCGGCGGGGTTGTTGGCTGGAAGGCGATCCAACAGAAATATTTTTGGGACTACGACAACGATAGACCATTGTTGTCTATCCGTACGCTCCAAAGAAGCTATGCCAAGAGCGCATACAAGGCGGGGGCGCTCATCAAGATACCGACCAGACGAGGCCCCCGGATCAAGGTCGTGGAACCATACTTCACCCGCTGGATGCAGAGGGTGTTCTACGTGGAACAATAATAATATGCCCTACAATCAAGAACTTGTAGGGCAAACTTAAGGCGCTACTTTATTGTTTGTTATCGCCATGTTCAGTGTCTAATTTTTTCCTGCCCCCGCCAGGAAGCGGGCTATTGATGTGTTCCCAGATCAAGTCCAGGATCAGCCCCTGCATTGTTTTTCCCTCCTGGGCCGCACGGACCTTCAGCGCCCGATGGACAGACTGGGGAATGTTGCGAAGAAACATGTTTTTGCTTGGCTCTTGCATGTTGACCTCCAATTCATAAAAAATTTTCCGTTGTAAGCTTTGCGGTATTCCAAGACACACCAAACTCAATAATTTTAAGTTCAAACTATCATTACTAAAAAATTTAAGTTCAAACTATCATTGTACCGGTTGATACCATCCCGATAACAATTGTCCACTTCTTCCGGCCCTTGGCCGATCGAAATAAAAAAGGCCGACCATCCCCCATTGGGATAGTCGGCCCTTGGTTTGGCCCGGGTTTGTGCCGGGCCGGTCCTGTGGCCTAAGCCTTGATGCCCATATCTTGGGCGGTGATAATTACCGTTGACGGAGCGCCCTTGCGGAGGGCGTCCTCCAGGCGCCGGCGGATCTTTCGCACCAGCGCCATACATTCGGGACATGACTCTACGTGCTGATCAAATACCCGCATGTCCCATACCCCTGGCTGGCGCTCAATTCCCTCAGCCACAGGGTCCTTGCCACATGCCAACTTCATGCCGTTTCACCCCCTTTTATTTTTTGGTTATATTTCTTGCGGCGGCCCGCAGGGCAATAGCTGCCGACACAATGTCGTTGACCCCTTGCCACGACACACCAAACAGCCTGGCCACCTGGTCAAACGGCAACAGCCTCGTCCAAAAGGCCAGCACCATGATCAGTGGAAAAGGGCCACCCCCAAAGACAGGGGGCGGCCCAAAAGACTTAATTCCAGCCCTCTGGGGCGATTACAATCGCCCCGAATTTTGGGAAGCCATAGACCTTCCCGGGGCACCGGCCCCGGAAAAGGTCGTCAATGTCCCGCTCGGGGGCGTCAGAATATATTATCCGGACGCCCCTGAGCAGGGCGGCGATTTCTTGGCCGGTTGCGTCCCGGCCCTCGGCCTCGGGGATATCCTCCCCAAGGCCAATGATCCCCCCGCCCAACGGCGTCAGGCGGGGGAACCCATTAACAGATGACCAATTACACACTATGGCCTCTCGGCCATAGACCACCACTCCGCTCATGGAGCCAGTGAGCTCCATGAGGTCATTATAGGATTTCATTTTTTCCCTCCTTTCCCGGCTATTTGCCGGTTCGTTATTTTGTTGATCATAATATATATCATGATTATCTTGATGTCAAGAAAAAAATGAATAAAATTAAAAATTTTTTGATACAAGATGTTGTGGAGGAGTAGAGGTGACCGCAAGATATTGTGGTTTGGGGCTTAGAAGCAAGAAGTGTGCCAAAAAAACTGAATATAGCATCCCAAAAAAATCATACAACAATATATTGTGACTTTATCGCAACCCTGAAAGCGCCCCTATATATCGCATCCTAATTGTCGCCCCTGGCGACGGGTTGACGAAAATAAAAAAAATGTTATCAGCCAATAATATGGGCAGAAAAAAAACTGAAGCCAATCTTGACATCCCAGGTATCCGCGAGCTCGGGCTAACCTACCGGCAACGGATATTTGCCTACCATTACGCCATCACCCACAACGCCAGGGCCTCGGCCATCTCCGCCGGATACTCGCCGAGATCGGCCGACTCTCTCGCCTCTACCATTCTGAGCAGCCGCCGCGGATGCGAGCAGGTCCAGGCGGCGGTGCGGCTATACGAAGAAGATATCTTGAAAAGATCTGGCGTCACCAAACAAAATGTCCTCAAGCAGCTCGCCTATTTGGCAATGGCCGATCTGCGCAAAATCCTCAACAAGGACGGCACCATCAAGAAACCATCGGAGTGGGATGACGCCACGGCCGCATCCATCGCCAGCCTGGACATCATCGACGGCAGAGATGGGACCCAAATCAAGAGGGTCAAACTCTGGGACAAGCCCGCGGCCCTGGAAAAGCTCGCCAAATATCTCCGCCTGTGGGCGGAGCGTGTCGAACTCGAAGACGTAACGATCGCCAACCTGGAGGAGCGGCTAAGGGCGGCCAAGAGAAAAGCGCATGGCGGTAATGACGGCCAATAGACGAGATGAGACCCTGATGGATCACGTCGCCCAGTTCTACGACGACCCTCTTGGTTTCGTTCATTATATTTTCCCTTGGGGCGAGGGGCCGCTTGCCGGTGAGGACGGTCCGGAGGCCTGGCAGGCGGACATCCTGGCGGAGATCGGGAGGGCTACCCTGACATCCAGGGAGTCTGTGCGGGTGGCGGTAGCCTCTGGACACGGCATTGGCAAGACAGCCCTGGTCTCCTGGATCATCCTCTGGTTCATCTCGACCCGCGCCCACCCGCAGATCGTCGTCACGGCCAATACCCAGACCCAACTCACAACAAAAACATGGCGCGAATTGGCCAAGTGGCATCGTTTGGCCATACATGCCCATTGGTTTGAATGGACAGCCACCAAGTTCTACTTTATACCACATCCGGAGACCTGGTTCGCTTCAGCGATTCCATGGACCCGAGAACGGTCAGAAGCTTTTGCGGGCACGCATGAGGAAAATGTCCTGATCATTTATGACGAAGCCTCACTGATCGATGATGTGATTTGGGAGGTAACAGAGGGGGCCATGACTGAGAGGGGGGCCTTCTGGTTGGCCTTCGGCAACCCCACCCGCAATCAGGGGCGATTCTTTGATTGCTTCCATCGGTTCCGAGCACGCTGGATCACCAGGCAAATAGATAGCCGGTCGGTCACCCGGACCAACAAGGATCAGATCAATCAATGGATCGAGGATTATGGGCTGGACTCTGACTTTGTCAAGGTCCGCATTCTCGGGCAATTCCCTTCTGCATCGGACCATCAATTCATCCCCCGCGAGTATGTCGAGGAGGCGAGGGCCAGGCAGTATCATATCACCAAATATCAGTGGGCGCCCAAGATCATTACCCTCGACAACGCCTGGACAGGGAGCGATGAAACGGTGATCGGGATGAGGCAGGGCCTGGTCTTTTCGATCTTGGCTACATTCCCGAAAAACGACAACGACATGGTCATTGCCGGTCATTTGGCCAGGCTGGAGGATGAGCACCAGGCTGATGCCGTGTTTATTGATTTTGGCTATGGGACCGGGGTCTATTCGGCGGGCAAACAACTGGGACGGGACTGGATCATTGTACCCTTCGGGGAGGCATCTCCGGATCCGCAATATGCCAACCTACGGATGTATATGTGGGCGCAGATGAAGGAATGGTTGCGGGATGGTGGAGCTATCCCAGATGATCGTGTGTTGTGCGACGACCTGATAGGACCGGAGGCCCATGTGATTGCCACGGGCAAAAATGCCGGGAAGCTACTCCTGGAATCGAAGGACGACATGAAAAAGCGGGGATTGCCCTCGCCGAACCGGGCCGATGCTTTGGCCCTCTCCTTCGCACGGCCTGTCAGAAAAGAGGGATGGCGAGGTAGAGAGCGGGCCCGGCAGCAGGCGAAGATTGAATATGATGTTTTGAATTATTCGATGGGGGGGAAAGATGGGCGGCAATAAGGGAGATTTTCTTGATTTGTTTATGCGGGGTGCGAGCAAGGGGTGGCAGAGAATTGAAAACGACCCCTGGAAGTATTTTGGGCTATCTTTTGATCCGGGCATTGCCTCGGCCTATGGCATCAAAGATGTCGTGGAGACCTGGGGAGAGGCTGAGGCAGACGTCAAGCGAGAAAAAGAGCAGGAAGAGGCGGATAAGCGAAAAGCCGAAGAAGATGCGGCGGCGGCCCGAGCCGAAATAGCCAGGCATAACGCAGCAATCGAGGAGCAGAACCAGCAATATGCTCAGATGATGGGGGAATATTACAACCTCCAATCCGACATGTTGGCCATGCAGTATGATGCCTACATGAGGGAGCAGGAGCGCCTGGCCAAGGCAAAGGCCGAATCAGAGGCCCAGGAGCAGGCATATACCGAGAATCTGCGTCGTCGTCTGGCCTCCGGTGCCGCCGGAAGAAAGTCAACCATGATGACCGGCGGAACCGGTGCAACCTCCCCAGCGCCAACAAAACGAAAAACCCTCTTGGGTGAATAGCAATGGAGCGAGAACAGATCCAAGAATACTTTGATCGCCTGGCCGAATTAGAAGAAGAGCGGTCTCCTTGGGAGGCGCACTGGAAAGAAATCCAGGAATATATTTTGCCTGACAGCGGATTTTTCTCGCGGGAGGGGCAGCAACCCAACCGGGGCGAAAAGAGACGGTCCAAGATCATCAATGGTGTGGCCGAGGAAGCCCTGGATAGAGGGGCCGCCGGGATGCAGATGGGGTTGACTTCCCCCTCCCGCCCCTGGTTTAGGCTGACCTTGGCCGATGCCGAACTGGCCGGATATGGCCCGGTGCGGGAATGGCTGGATTATGTCGAGCAGCTCATGTATCGACTGTTCTCCAAATCCAATTTTTATGCAGCCGTAATGTCTCTTTATGCAGATATTCTTGGTTTTGGCATTGCATGCCTATATGAAGAAGAATCCCCGACCACAACCATCTGGTTCCGTCCCTGCGCCGTCGGCGAATACTGTATCGCAGAGGGACACAATGGCTTAGTGGACACCCTATACCGCCGTTATTGGATGACGGTTAAGAATGCAGCTACATCTTTTGGGATCGAGAACCTCTCCGAGACGAGACGCAATCAGGTGGATGGGTCTCCCTATGAATGGATGGAGGTCCTCCATGTCGTCCAACCCCGCAGAGAGAGAGACAGCGATAAGCTGGATCGGTTGAACATGCCCTATGAATCGGTCTATCTCGAAATGGGCAACCTTGAAAAACCTCTTTGGGTGGGCGGATACGAAGAATTCCCCTATTTTGTTCCACGCTGGAATACATCTGGCCCGGACGTGTATGGCCGGTCCCAAGCCATGAAGGTCTTGTCCGATGTCAAGATGCTGAATGAAATCGAAAAAACCACCCTGAAGGCGCTGCACAAGCATGTAGATCCGCCCATGTCGGTCCCCTCTGGGTTCAAGGGGGTGGTGTCTCTACTACCAGGCGCAATCAATTATATCGACACCCAAACCATGGGGCGAGCCGAGCCCCTGTATCAGGTCAGTACGGATTTCGGCGGCGTAGAGCAGAGGATCGCCAGAATCGAATTATCGATCCGGCGGGCCTTTTTCAACGACATTTTTCTGATGCTCACCCAAAGTGATAACCCGCAAATGACGGCCCGTGAGGTCATGGAGCGGCACGAAGAGAAACTGATATTGGGACCGTTCATTGACCGGCATTCCACCGAATTTCATGATCGGGTCATTGACAGAACCTTCGGCATCATGGTTCGTCGGGGCATGGTTCCACCCCCACCGCAAGAGATTATAGGGCAAGACCTGAAGGTGGATTACGTCTCAATCTTGGCCCAGGCCCAGAGGATGATCGGGACGCAGTCGATCAGGGCGGCCGCAGATTTCGTTGCCGGCCTTGCCCAGTTCAAACCCGAGGTCCTGGACAAATTTAATGCTGATGAGGCGGTGGATCAATTTGCGGAGATGGTGGGGGTGCCGGCAAAGGTCATATTGCCGGATGATCGGGTCCAGGAGATGAGGGCGGCCCGGCAGAAGCTGATGGAAGAGCAGAAGCAGGCCGAAGCGGCGATGAACGAAATAGGGGCAGCCAAGACCCTGTCGGAGACCCGAACGGAAGAAGGGAATGTTTTGGGTGATCTATTAAGCGGGTTGGGGATGTGATATGGAATCGGATATTTTGCACGAAGAAGTCCAGCAGGTTCAGGATGAGGCGAAAAAAAAGGACCTGGAGTTCAAGAATCTCCTGCACGATTTTGAGAAAACCTTTTCGACGGAGAGCGGAAAAAGAATTTACCGGCACCTCTTGGAGCGGTGCCATGTTTTCAGCACGACCTTTACCGGAAACTCGAAGACTTTTTTCCTCGAAGGGGAAAGAAACATCGGCCTCTATCTCTTGGCCATGAGAGAGATGGCTACGGCGGAAGGCCTGGAGCGGCTGAAAAAAGAAGTCAACGAATAATGGAGGTGCAAAATGCCTGTGCATCGAGTCAAGGGCGGTTGGCAATGGGGCAAACACGGAAAAATCTATCACGGCAAGGGGTCCAAGAAGAAGGCCGAGAAGCAAGGCCGGGCCGCTTATGCCAACGGCTATAAAGGGAAATAATAGGAGGTGTCTATGTCAGAAGAAAATTTTGCCGAAGGGGCCGGTTCTCAGGCTATCACCGAAGGACAGGGGAACGGAGGCGAAAACAACCAGGGTGACCAAGGTAATGCATTCATCGAATCTTTACCGGAAGATCTAAGGGGACATGAGGGTTTCAAGGATATTCCGGATGTGGGCACTTTAGCAGCCCGCTATGTGGAGCTGGTTAAGGGGATGCCCAAGATCCCGGAGAAGCCTGAAGAATATGATATCCCTCTACCGGCGGATCTGCCGAAAGACGAGAAATTCCTATCTGAATTCAAGGCCGCCGCCCACCAGGCAAAGCTGACGGCCGAACAGGCCAAATCATTGGCCGAATGGTGGAACGACGGCGTGAAGCGGATCAAGGAACAACAGGACGAACTCCGGGAAAAGATGCGCAAATCCCTGAAAGATGAATGGAAGGGGGATTTCGAAAAAAAACTGGAGACGGCCAGAAAGGCCCTGAAGACCTTCGGCAGTGAAGAGTTGGTTGCCTTCCTGGACCAGACCGGTCTGGGGGACAATCCCCTTCTGGTCAAGGCGTTCACGGCCATAGGTGACGCAATATCGGAGGATTCCTTGGTTGTGGGGAAACGAAAACCGGAAACAATCAAGCGAACACTTGGCGGAGAACCGCTTTTAAACTTTCCGTCCATGGAAAAGACGGGATAGCTAATAGGAGGTATCAATGGCAACTTTGAACACATACAGTCAACTCACCCTTTTGGAACTTGCCAATCGCATGGATCCGAAAGGGAATATGGCGATTATCGCCGAGGTGCTCTCGCGGGATAACGAAATCCTTCAGGATGCGCCTTGGCTCGAAGCGAATGATACTTTTGCCCATCGGATCGTTCAGCGTCTATCCTTACCCTCCGGGTCGTGGCGGAAGTTGAACTCCGGTGTGGCGGCCGAGGCCTCGCAAACCAAGCCGGTAACCGAAACGATCGGGATGCTTGAGACCTATTCCGAGGCCGATAAGGATCTGGTTCTGGCCGCTCCCGATCCCAGGGCCTTCCGCAACTCTGAGGCGGTGGCCTTTTTGGAGGGTCTATCTCAGACCCTGGCCTCCACCGTGATCTATGGCAATGCGATGGTTGATCCTGAAAAATTTACCGGACTGGCCCCCAGGCTGGACAACTTGTCCCAGACCAATGTTTATGGGGCTGGTGGAACAGGAACCGATTTGACGTCCCTGTATGGGGTGCAATGGGGCGAAAATCGTGTTTTTATGGTTTATCCTAAGGGCTCTAAATCCGGAGGGATTACCCATACCGATCTGGGTGAAGTGACCAAAGTGGATAGCAGTGGCTATATGTGGCAGGTTTATCGGGATCATTTTCAGGTCAAGTGTGGGCTGGTGGTCAAAGACGAGCGCTGCATCTTCCGGATTGCCAATTGTGAGACGAGCGGGACCACCAACATCATTGATGTGGACCTGATCATCGAGGCCTTGAACCGCATGCCCATGTCCGGGAAGGGCTGCATCCTGTATGCCAACGCCACGATGAAGAGCTATCTGGATAAGTTGGCCAACGAAAAAGGCAACGTGATTTACCCCGTCAAGGACGCCTTTGGCGTGCCTGTGACCAGTGTTCGGGGCTGCCCGGTTCGGAAAGTGGATGCTATCCTCGATACCGAATCT